ATGTCACGCTTGGTTTCGCGGATCGCCTTCGCCTCAGCCTCGGCAATACGAGCCGGTCCAACCGACTCAACAGCCTGCTGAAGCTGGCTCACCATGAAGGCACGGCGGAACAGTTGGATGTAGTTGCCGAGACGGGCGCGGCCAGAGAATTTGTCCGTAAAGGACGAGATGTCTTGACCTTCACGAACGCCAGCAGTAACTGGGGAAGCGAGGGTATCGACCGTCCACTCATTGAAAGTGGCAGTAGCTTTGCTCTTTTTGGCGAGCGATGTGATGGGGGTTTCTTCTGGCGCGAGGATCGTCAGAACGTCTGTGAGGTCTTCGCGGTTAGAAACAGCGGAACCTGGATTTGTAACGGAGTAGGTGTTTGAAAAGGCCATGATAATTAAGATTTAGTATGTTGAAGAGCACGAAGTTTCATGAAGTCCTTATAGCTAGACGATTTTCCAAATCGTTCGCTGAGGTCTTTCAAAGCCTTGTTCTGACGAACTTCAGGCTTGAGGGAGTCGGCAGACTGGTTAACAATCGGGCTGTTCGGAGCCAGTTTTACAGACGGTTTAATGTCCACTGGTTTACGAGCATACAAACTGTTAGCCGCATGAGCTAGGAGATACGGGATTTGTGGAGCCAAGTCAGGTAGAGCCTTCTCTAAACCCTTCAGTCGCTCATCACTCATCATAGACTCGTATTGCTTACGGATGTCGTTGTCGTCACCCTGCATCCAAGGAAGTTCCGATTTGGAACGCTCAATAAGGGCTTGACGCAAAACCGTGCGGTCTTGAGCCAGTTTAATTTCCTTATGTTGAGCTGGAAGATAGGTATCTCGCGCTTTGCGAGCTTCCCGTGTCTTTTCCTTGATTTCGCGCTTAGTGTATTCCTTGCCATCGACGTTAGCAACAACGTCGTCAGCAGCAAGGTCTTCACTTCGGTCGAGAATGTTTTCACCCCATTCAATGACTTCGTTCACTTGAGTAAACTTGGCTTGCAAGTCTTCTGGTGTAGCGAGGTCTGAATATGGGTTATTTACCACTTTAGCTTCAAGTGGCTTCTCGTCGCGGCGGGCAATTTCAGCTTGGAGTTGGGCTAGTTGCTCTTCAGCAGCGCGGCGCTTGGCGGTGAGTTCACCGAATCGAGCGACAGCTTTGCTTCCGAGTTTAGACGCCAGCTCTTTAAGCTCCGCTTCACTCATGTTTTCTATCTCAACGTCCTTAGAAAGAACTTTGGCTTCTTCTTGAACATCGGCTTGTGGGCTTTCTTGAACAGGCTCTTGATGCTGTTCAGTAGGTTCCGCAGCTTCTGGCTCAGGAATTGGCTTCTCCTCAACTGGGGGTGGCGGGGGCGATTTTTGCGCCTTAGCAGCCTCCATTTGGGCTTTATACCTTTGAGTAACAAAATTACTCGCAGATATGTTGGATGTATTCACTGGTTTTTGGGCGGCTCCAGCGTTAGCCGTTTGGACTTCTGTTGACATTATTTTTCCTTAGCCTTTACGCCGCTAAGAATTGCGAGGCTTTATTGTAACACCTCGCAGAATAATCTCAGAGTCGCTTGATACGTTTTGCGGACAGGGCCATATAGTTACAAGTCGTCAGGATTTCATCCAACGCTTGAATGCGCCCACTAATCTCACGGATACGACCTTCGTTTGCCCGATGAAGCTGGGCAATAGCGGCCTCGCGGCCTGCCGCTACATAGTCAAGAAAGTCTAAGAACTGTTCTTTATCAGCCAGATAGTCTAGCTGTTGCTGGAGCGGATGACGCGAGTTTCCGAATAGTGCCATAAATTATTGTTGCTGCATTCCCTGCGTATTCATTTCACCCATCTGCGCTGGGGCTGTGCCTAGCTTGCCAATCTGAGCGTTCTGCATCTGCTGTAAAGCAAATTGATATTGGTTGACGTACTTCTCTAGGCGAGTGCGGAAGCTCTCATCCTGTTGGAGGCGTTGAGCCACATCAGGCTGTTGGGCATACTGCTGAAGCACCTGCATGGCGATTTGAGCGCCGTTAGGACGAGCACCCACCTCAATGCCAGCATAAATCTTGGAAAGGTCTTCCGTGACTTGCTTGACCACTTGCTGCTGGGCTTGCTCGGCTGGCTGCAAGATGGCATCGGCCATAACGGGATCAATTGACGAAGCCATAGCTTCTAGGAGGGCATCGGCATTGATGCGGCCATTCTTGTCCAGTTGCATCAAGCTGACAAACTGCTGCATACGAGCTTCTTGAGTATCAGGATCGTTGTTCAGAATGTCGAAGCTGACGGTGATATCAAAGTCCTCGTCAGGGTTGCCCTTGTTATACTTCATTGGATCGGCAACACCTGTAACACGGAAGAAAACCTCATCTGGGCCGAAGCGCTGATAGCATTTGAATGCCATCTTAAGAACATCACGGGCGTGATTGAGGAACTTTGAAACAAAAAACTGTTGGCGAATCGAGGTGAGCGGATTGGCTGGATTGAGACCAACGAGGTCATCAGCCGCGAGAAGCATCGTCTTCTCCATCTCAACGCTACCTGGATTGTATTGCGGAACAGGGCCAAACGAGAACTCACCCGCACGGCGATAGGGAACGAAACGACCTGGCCCCCAGTCCGCCGGGGGGTTGCCCACAGGGTGCATGATGGGAGGCAGCGTAGCCATGCTATTACGGTCTGTACGGCTGTCGCGCTCGGTCTTAACGCTGTCCTGATAGCCACGAAGCAGCTCAGGGAACGTCTGGATGTCATACATCCGCTTAGAATCATTGCTCAAACGGGTTACAACAAATGGGTAGTCGTTGTACCCGTTCAGCAATTCAAATTTGGCGTAGGCTTGCACATCAGCAGCGCCCGTGAACTTAGGGTGCATGATGGTGCGATAGATACCTTCGCTGCCATCTTCTGGGTCAATCAGACGCTGGAAAGCGTACACAATCTCAATGAGTTCGTCAGCATTATATTGCTGGCGATACTTGGAAAGACCTGTGGAGCGAGTAGCATAGACGCTCTCCATGTTGTAGGTGTTCACGCCTCGGAAGTGCGTGACGACATACTCCGCCCAGCTCTCGTCCCAACCATCAGACGTGACGCGAGACAGCACTTCCTGCACGGTGAGGAAGGTGCGATAGAAGACGAATGGGGCGCGTTGTGGGTCTAGGCAATAGGATGGGAAGAACACATCGCCATCAGGGGCGCACGCTTGAACGTAGGGCCGATCAACGCTAAGACGGCTAATGGGAAGCTCGCTAACACCCTTCTTGCGGAGTTCGCTCAAGGCTTTCTTGGCGCGGCTCTCAATGACATCGGGATAGACCGTGCGAAGCATGGCAATGACTTCTTTGTCATTCTTGCCTTCGATGATGAGCTGGGCCAGCTCTGGGCTGGTGGCTGCAATTTGCTGCAAGTCAATCTTCTGTAAGAACTTCTTCTCCATACGTTCCCAGCCAACGTAAGTAACCATCAGACCACGCTCTAATAGGTAGTTACCACCCAACTCCATCTCTTCTTTGAAACGTGGAATGTAGGTGGACAGCATCCACTTGAGGAACGCACTCGTAACACGGGAACGGCTTTCGTCGCTATACTCCACGGGATAGGCGCGGATGTTAGCTTTAGCCAAGGCAGAAGTGAAAATGGAAACGTAGGTGCTAATCTTCTCATCAATGACACGGGCTTCCGTATCAGACGCACCTTCCCACGGAAACGCATCACCGCCATGCTTGCGGAGGTCACTAGACTTACCAGGCCAATAGCAACGACGGTAGTCGCTACTATTCACACACTGATTGAAATAGGTGCCGAGTTCGGTGGTTGTCCTATCGTATGCCGACTTCAGGGCAACGACGTTAGGGCCATCATTCTCGACAAAGGTCAGGGCGTGTTGCTGTGGAGTTTCTTGCATAATTTAGCGTGTGAGATTGCGTTCTTTATGATACCACAAACGTATTCTTGTGAACGACCTATCTTATCGGACAGCTCATCGGGAAACAATTCAGCCGTGTTTTTTTCCCGCACACGCTTATTATGTTCGTGCCAAAGCAATCTATCGCTTTGCTCTAGCAGCCACTTACGACTAATCGTAATATCAGGCGCTAAGGAACTCGTGTCGGTAGCTGGTGCCTGTTTCATCTTTAATTGCTTCTACGTTAATGACTTTTCCTTCTAGCTTGCCTGTAAATCGGCGCGGAATGGCTACGACACATTTACCTTCGACGCCATCAATGGATGCAAACACCCATTGTGGATTGCGAGCTTGCGACTGAACGACTGCACGCAAGAACCTAGGCTTGTCTGGGCTTTCCGCATTAAGTTCTTCAATCGACTTCAGTTTAACTTTAAGTGACTTTGCTTTCATTAGTATCCTCCTTGGGAACGGGTTTTAGGTTGAATTGTTTCATCTACAAAACGAATGTTATCTATGCACGCATAGCGAATGACGTCCACTGGGTCTTTCCATGCTTCATCGCTGCCACCATCTCCCGTGTATTCCTGCAAGGCTGTGATTATATTATCGCACCGCTCTGAGACGTAGAAGCGTGGACGGTTGAGGCTATCCATCTTAACCTTGCGATTGTAGGCCATCTTGGTCTGAATAGCCTGTATGCCATCCTCGATGTCCAATCCAGGCGCAGGGATGAATGTAAGGCCATTGTCCGCTAAGTCCTCGATGATGCTACTCGCCCCGTTCTGAGACTGGTACTTGGCTGCACCAAGGCGTGGGTCAATGAGGCGTTCTGTTATCTCTTCACCATTGTCGCTCTCGCATTGGGTAATGAGACTAACGTAGTCTCCAATGCCATAGCCTAGCCCCTTACTACCTTCTCCGCCAATCCACTTGCCGCCATGCCACTTGGCCCAGTCGCCCACATTAACATCGGGCCACTCACGATAGACGTAGTAGGTTTCACTCTCATCCACCCCAATCCAGCACATAAACCAATTCTTACGACCAGCAGGGTCAAGGATCATGTAACGGGTTAAGTCCTTGGGGATGGCATCATGCTTGATGACATTAACCTCACGCGAGAACATCGGGAACCGTGTGGAAGCACTCTTGGTAGGAATACCGTAGGCGCGTGTAAGGATTTCCTCTTCGGCTCTTCCCTTCAAGTCTTGGGCAATGCGCTCATATCCGCCAAACGGATTGTCCTTGGAATGGAAATAGATGATGGCGCTATTTCTATTTGCTGAATGCTGAACAAACGGAACGGGCCTGTCGTTTAACAGCTCCGCAACCTTTGTTTCAATTGTTCGTGCTTTCTCAAGATAGTCTCGTACAACCTCTGTGTATCCGTCAATCGGAGTGAACGTAACAATAATTTTTGCATTCCTTGTAGCAAGGCGGAAGCGAAGAGTAGTGAGCAACTCAGGGCCAATAAGATACTCGTCACACCAAGCGCCGATGTTAAGCCAAAGAGGTTCACGGCTGCCCAGCTCTGCGCCTTCCAAGATGGTGTCGTTGTTGAGGAACTGTGCATAAGTTTTGAAGATGATGTGGCTGCGAGTGCCTGGGAGAATCAAACTGCTCTTTGAGAAACCATTCTTACGAGTGTAGCTGATGTTCTCTTCTGCGCTTAAAGTTTTCTTACGCAGCTCCTCTGGCAAGGCATCATAGATGGCACTCTGTTGCTGACGGATGGACACATCCGCATTCTGGGCAAAGCACATGATGACACTGCCCGGATTCTCCATAGCAGCTTTGACGACAGCCGTAGCCGCCCACGTCGTCTTAGAAGACCGATTGCCGCCGCTTACAAGCAATTCGTTGAACTCCCCTAGCAACTCCTCCGCCTTCTTCCAATGAGGCAGCTTAAATCCATAGCGATAGGGGTCGCGCTGACTATTCTCAATGGCCTGATGGTAGATGTCGAACAGGTTGGCCAAAGCCTCAGGCTTCATCCGTGCCATCTCCTCGTTCGTGGGAGGGACTAATATGGGATGCTTCTTCCAAATCATACGTTAGTAGATCATGGGTTGTTGGCTAGCCACATTGAAA